GGATCTGTGGGGCCTAGTGGTGCCCGGCGCCCCGTTTGCGGGCCTTAGGCGGCGACGTGGCGGGAGGACCGCCGCTGCCGGGGCACCTCCCGGCCGCACGCACGCCCTGGTGCTCGCGCAGCGCCCCGTTGCGCCGCAGCGGCACGCTGCGCCCGCACACCGGGCAGTCGGCCCGCGGGAGCGTGCTGCCGCTGGCCTGGCGAGCGCTCACGACGCCGCCGCCCCGTACATGGCATCGAAGTGCGCGACCGCGCTGGCGCCCACCTCTGGCTGCAGCTGGTGGTCGTACACCCGGCGCAGCGTGGCGACATCGTGGCCCAGCAGCTCGGCCACGTCGGCGTCGGCCATGCGCCGCCCGTCGATCTCGGAGTCGAGCAGGATCGAGCCGACCGTGTGGCGCAGCTCGTGGGGCAGCAGCGCTCGCGGCGCCTTCGGGTCGACGGTGATCGCGAGCTCGTCGCACAGGTCGGCCAGCGTGTCGATGAGCCATTCCTCGCTGACGCGGCGGGCCCGCTTGCCCGGGAACACGTAGGCGGCTGGGTCGCGCACCGCCAGCTGGGCGGCGCGGGCCCGGTCACGTAGGACGGCGATCCCCTGCGGCGGCAGCTTGATCGTGCGCACGCCGGTCGGCGTCTTGGCGTGCGTCACGCTGGCGGTGCCCGACTCGAGGTCGACGCCGCCCCACTGCAGCGTGCGCGCCTCGCCGGGGCGCATGCCGGTCGCCAGCTGCAGGGCGATCACGCCGTAGACCGTCGTCTCCTGCGCCCGGGCGGCGTCTAGGAGCCGCTTGGCGTTGGGCGCCGTGGTGGCGAACTTGGCCCGCGAGCGCTTGGCGTTGCCGGGCAGCGCCGCGTCGCGGGCGGCGTTGGGATGCGGCGCCAGCCCGTTGCGGATGGCAGGGTCGAGCACGAACGCCAGGAAGTTGCGCACGTTGGAGCAGGTCTCACGCGACCACTTCGCCCGCTCGACCTTGCGGGTGGCCCGGTCGGCCAGGAAGTCGTTGATCGTGCGCCCGTCGAGCGCGTACAGCGACACGTGCCCGAGGCCGTCGCGGAGCACGCGCAGCTGCCACGCCTCGCGCCGGATCGAGGCCTTCGAGAGCCCGGTGCCGTAGCGCCCGTCGCGGTCGCTGCCGATGCCGCCCTCTTTCGACCATTCGTCGAGCCACTGCGCCAGCGTCCACCCGCGGGCGCCGCCTCGGCCGCGTGGGCGTGGTGCTGCCGGCGCGAGCCCGGCCACCTCTTGCTGCAGGCGCGCCAGCACCTGCGCCGCCTCGCGCTGGGTGCGCGCCCGCCCGGTGCGCCGCGACGAGGTGCCCGGGATCGACACCGCGATCCGGTGGCACTTGCGCACCGGATCCCACTTGATCGAGCCGGTGCCGTTGGCGCGTTTGGGGGCGCGCTCGCGCTTGGCCTTGGCCTTCGGTGCTGCGGGCTGCGCGTACCCGTGGTCGATGCTGCGTGGTGCTGCCATGTGTGGATGCTCCTTCGGTTGGCGGCTGCGTGGGTGCAGCCGGTGGGTGCAACCGGCAAGGTTACCGTGGCACACCGTGGCACGCCGTGCACAGGCAAACCGCAGGCCAGGCCAGGCGTCGGTGCGTTGAGCTGGGCCACCCTGTTCATGCACGGGGAACACGTGTAGGGCACTTTGCGCAGCCCACACGTGGGTGTGGGTGCAGCGATGGGTGCGACCGCAACGCCCGCTTGACTGGCACGCCCTGGCACTCCATGCTGACCCCTGACGCAATCCGACAGCGCCACGGGCAGGGCTGGGGGAAACGGCTCTCGTTGGCTGTGGAGGGCGTGCAGCAGGAGGACCAGCAGCCCAAGCCCTGAGGGGGGCTGACAAGTGACGCGTGCATCCGGCGCCGTGGCGGCGAGCGCGTCAAAAGAACGTTTGGCCTACCGCATCAACGAAGTCGCGCACCTGCTGGGCGTGTCACGTCGCACGATCAACCGCCGCATCGAAGCGGGCGAGCTGGAGTCGTTCAAGAGCGGCGCAATTGTGCTGATCCCCGCCGCCTCGCTGGCGCGCTACATGGACCCGCTCGGTGGCGTGGCACCCAACGGCCACACCACCACGCGGCGCAGGCGATGAGCCTCGACGTGGTGACCGGCGAGCTGGTGCCCATCGGTGGGCAGCTGACGCCCGAGCAGGCGAGCGCCCGGGCCGAGTGGGTGCGCGAGATGCGCCGGGCGGTGCTGGCCGAGGGCACCGACTACGCCGTGCTGCCCGGCACCGACAAGCCGACGCTGCTCAAGCCCGGCGCCGAGGTGCTGCTGCTCGCCGCGGGCTTCGGCTTCGCCATGACCAAGATCGACGACAGCGACGCACGCGCGCACCACGGCGTCACGTATAAGGCGAGCGTGCACCGCGCCGACGGCTTCGTGGTCGCCGAGTGCGAGGGCTTCGCAGGCTACGACGAGTCACGCTTCTTCACGTCGGCCGAGGACGCGGCACGCAGAGAGCGCGCCTACGCCGAGCACGACCGCCGGCCCGCCAAGCCCGAGCGCATGGTCGAATACCGCGCACCGTGGAACACGCTGGTCAAGATGGCGCAGAAGCGGGCGCTCGTCGGCGCCACGCTCAACGCGTGTGCGGCGTCGGGCCTGTTCATCGCGGACCTCGACGACGTTGGGGGCGGCGGCGACAGAGAGCCCACCACCGCGGCAGCGTCGGGGGAGGCCGCCGCGGTGGTGGCGCGGGCCGACGCGCTGCCCGAGGCGCAGCGCACCGTGTTCCGCGAATGGCGCGAGTCGCGCAACTACCCGTGGCCGCCCACGTCGGCCGCGGTCACGTCCACCGCGCTGCGCGAGGTGGAGCGCCTCGAAGCCTTAGCCGCCGACGGGGCGGGAACGTCGCAATCACCTTCGGCGCAGTCGACGCCAGCCGCCACCGGCTCGGCTGCGCCGGAGGCCACCACCACATCGCCCGCCGCCGCACCCACCTCGCCGGCGCGCGGCGAATCACCAGGCGCCGACGATCCCGACTCCTCTTCTCGGGACGTCGGTGCGCTGGTGAGCGACGAGCAGATCGTCGCCATGCGGGCGCTCTTCGACGCGCTGCCCGCCTTCGGCGCCAACGCGCCAGGCGGGCTCGACCCGCTGGAACGCCGCCTGGCCTACATGGCCGAGGTGCTCGGGCGCGACGACGTGGTCGACGTCGAAGAGCTGACCGGCGCCGAGGCCGAGCGCGTGCTGGAGGTGCTGCGCCTAGAGGGGCATTCGTGACCGTCGTGGCGTTCGACTGCCCGGCGTGTCACGCCCACCTCGAGTTGGCCGTGCGCCGTGATCGCCGTGAGGAGTGGGGCGACGCGGTGGAAGAGGCGCTGCTGGCCGAGGCCACGCACCACGACGACGCCGCCGAGCCAACCGAGGCCACCGGGGGCGGGCATCCTCACCACGGGCGGCACGGGTGAGTTTCGACGCCAGCCGCGCCGTGTGGGCTGCCCGTGACGCGGGCGAGCTCCCGGGCGGCGCAGTGTTGACGGTGGCGCTCGGGCTGGCCGATCGGACCAACGGGCGCACGGGCGAGGCGCTGGTCGGTGTGCGCACCTTGGCGCACCGCGTCGGGTGCTCGAAGAGCACGGCGAGCGACGGGCTGCGTGCGCTGGTCGACGTCGGACTTTTCGATCTGGTCGAGCGCGGCGTCGGCACGCGCCCGTCGCTGTACCGCTTAGCGTCCGCTCACGAGGCCGCTGGCGCCAACGGCCAGCGTCCGGCCGCACGGACGCACACAGCTTCTGCACACCGTGTGGACGAGCGGGCGCAGCGTCCGGCCACACGGACGCACGCCGCGAGCCAGCGTCCGAATTCCGAAGCTCGGCGTCCGGCCAGTGGCCCGCTAGCGTCCCTCCCACCGGACAATTACCAGGACCAGGTTTTAGACCAGCGCGCGAGCGCCCCTGTTGACAACCCGGGCCTAGGGCCACGCGATCCCGACATCGCGGCGCACATGGCCGAGGTGCGCGCCGCCGCCGGTCTGGCGCGACCACCGACACGCCCGACGCTGGCGCCCGTCGCACCCGAGCGCGACCCTGAGCCCGCCGCGCCTCGCCGTCTTGGCCCGAGGCCGACACTGTGAGCAGCGGGCGTGCCTCATGCGAGGGGTCTGCGCCCGTTGCTCACGACCTCGTGTCGATCGACGTGGTCGCCACGTGCGCCTGCGGCGCCAGAGGCGAGGGCGCGACGGTGGAAGCGGCGCTCGACGACCTCGAGTCCAGCTGCACGGAGCTGGACCAGATCGTGACCGTGCTCGACGCCAGCGGGGCGCTGTGAGCGTCGTCGCCTTGCCGTGCGGGTGCCACGCCGCCATCGAAGGCGCCGAGCTGCACGTGTACCCGTGCCCGTTCGGTCGCGGCCAGCACTACGACGAGATCATGGCGGCAGCGCGCGAGCTGTTCGGGGAGCTGGGCATCCCGGTCGACGAGGTCGACCCGTGAGCGACACCACGAAGCCGACCGCCCTCGACGCCGACGCCCTGGCGATGGCCCGCGATCACATGTACGCGATCGACCAGCTGGCCCAGCTCGACGCCGACCAGCGCGTGCAGCTCATAGCGCGTGGCACCTCGATCGGGCAGCTGCAGCGCAACGAGCTGGCCGTCGCGAACACGTGGGCGCTGGTGGCGATCGCCGACGAGCTGCAGCGGATCCGCAAGGTGCTAGAGCGCCAGGCCGAGCCGTGATCGGGTGGCTGCGCGTGGTGGTCGCACACTGGCGCCGCGCGCGGTGTCCCTACGACTGGCAGGTCGACGCGCCCGAGCTGGCACTGCCCAAGCCCTGCCACGTCGAACACGTCGAGCCCATCGCCGACCAGCGCGTGCCCTAGCGGCCACACTTGGGCCCGTGCTGACGTCGACCGAGGTGTGCGAGCGCACGGGCGCGACCTACCGCCAGCTCGACTACTGGACCCGCATCGGGGCGCTCGTGCCGGTGGTCCGCGCCAACGGCTCGGGCACGCGGCGCCTCTGGTCGGCCGAGAGCGTCGCCGTGGTGCGGGCCATGCTGGCGGTGATGGCGATGGCGTCGAGCGACGTGCGCGCCCGGCTGGCGCAGGTGATGGCCGACGGCGAGCCACCGTGGGAGCTGGTGCTGGGCGACGTGCTGGTGAGCGTCGAGCCGGTCGAGCCGTGAGCGGCCCACGGGCCGAGCGCCCCGAGGCCGACGCGCTGCTGCAGGCCTGCGTGGAGATGCTCGGGCGCGTGGGCGTTTCCGAGCTGCGCATCGGCTACAGCGACCCCGACGACGGCGAGCCGGTCGTGTGGTATGCCACCGCGCACTTCCGCACCGCGGGCGCGTGGGAGGCGGCGGCGGCGATGCGGCCCGAGCGGGCCGCCTTCCGGCTGTGCGAGCTGGCGATGGACGGCGGCACGTGCACGCACTGCGGGCGGCCGACCGGCATCGTCGACGACACCCAGGCGAGCAACATGCCCGCCAACGCCCTGATCTGTTGGTACGCGTACGACCCCGAGCTGGCGCGGTTCCGGCGCAGCTGCGAGGGCGCCTCGACGTGAGGCGGGAGTCGCCAACCGTGACCGTGTACGCCCAGCGCGAGGGCGGGCGCGTGATCGCCCGCAGCAGCCGCCCCTACTGGCGCAGTCAGACGACGACCAGCCACCGCGAGGAGTGCCGCATCTGCCCTGAGCACGGCGCCTGGACCGGCACGGCATGGCAGGGCGTGCTCGCGCAGCTCGACGCCCACCTCGAGTTGGAACACAGCGTCCATGCCTGACCTGTCCTGCGAGCGCTGCGGCGCGGACCTCGACGACGCGACCGCGGCTGACGGCAGCGACGACACGCCGGGCCCGGGCGACGTGTCGGCGTGCCTCTACTGCGGCAACCTCACCGTGTTCACGGGTGTGGGTCTGGCGCGCCGGCAGCCGAGCGCCGACGAGCTGACCGAGCTGATCGCCGAGCCCGACGTCGCCCGGGTGCTGGCCGCGATCATGCGCACCGCGACCGACGCGCTGCGGGCGCCGTGCGGCTGCGTGCTCGCCACGAAGGGTCCGGTCTTTGTGATGCAGCCGTGCTCGCCCACGTGCCCGCTCTACTGCTACGCCCACACCGAGGCGCGCAAGGCGGGCAAGGCGATTCAGACCGTGGTCGAGCCGTGAGCGCCGAGGTGCGGATCCGGCTCTTCATCGCTGGCACGCTGATCGACGACCAGCGCGTCGTGTTGGGGGCTGGTGCGCGCGAGCTGATCGGTGAGCTGGGTGCGATGCACGGCGAACAAGTGGCTGCTGCCGGCGCGGTGCCGTACATGGTCGAAATCGTGTTCCCCGACGGCGATCACGTGCGGTGGGGCACGGACGAGCGCGGCATGGTCATGCCGATCCCGGTCGACGACCTCGCCGCTGCGCTGGCCCGGCACCTCGACGACTTCGAGCCGTGAGCCTCGACCTAAGCCGTGATCCGTTGACCCGCCAGCGCTCGCCGTGGCTGCCCGTCGCCGACGACGACGTGGTGCGGCTCCTGCGCCGCTACGGCTGCGCCGAGATCGCGGTCTTGCACCGCCGCGTGCACGACGGCGAGCTGCGCGCCATTCGCAGCTGCGACCCGCCCGAGTACTCCTGGCACCTGAGCGTGTCGCACCACCGCACCGGCCTGCGCGCAGAACGTCGAGCGCCGCGGTACCCGACGTGGGACGAGCTGGCCGACGCGCGCTACGAGCTGCTGCCGTCGAATATCGACGTGGTCATGCACCTGCCGCCGCCTGACGAATACGTCAGTGCCGAGCGCACCACGTTCCATTTGCACGAGCACCGGCCGGTAGCCTCGGAAGCTGCCGCGTGGCGGGTTGGTGTGGATGCTCACCCGTCACGCGGTGCTACCACTGGCGCGATCGACGACCCAGCGCCCGCTCTGCCCAGCGGCGCCGATTCGTGATCGCCGCGCCGCCCGCGCTGTTGCAGGCGCGGCACGCGGCGCGCAGGTTCCACCGCTCGTGCGTGCCGCCCTCGGCCAGGGCGACGACGTGGTCGACCGTCGTGGCCCTCCCGGTGCAGCGCGGGCCGCGGATCTGGCAGCGCCAGCCCGCGGCTTCGAGCACGCCGCGCCGCTGGCGCCGGTAGCTGCGATCGCTGTGGCGCACGCCCACCGCACCAGTGTGGCGCCTGGTGCGCGCCGCCAGCTGCCCGCCTGCGCCGCCCTGTGGCCCGCTGTGGCCCGCTGGGCGCCTGGTGCGGCCACCGGCGCCGGGACGCGCCACGAGGCGCCCGCAGGCGCCTCGTGGTGGGGTGTGCCGGGCAGCTGCCCGGTGGTGGGTGCGTCTACCGCTTGCCGAAGTTGATCACCAGCTGGGCGCCGAGGCCTTGCGCCACGTTCGCCAGCGTGGCGGCGGTGCAGTTGGTGCGGGCATCCTCGATCCGGCGCACGGCGCCGTCGCTGGTCGCCATGCGCTCGGCCAGCTGGGCGGTCGTTAGGCCAGCCTTCTCACGGGCGGCGCGCACCTGCTGCGCCACGTAGTGCGCCGTGTCGCTGTTGCCTGCGGCGACGTGGCGGGCGGTGAGCTTCGGCGTCGCCTTGCCGTTGCCGGTGGTCGCAGCCTTGCGGACGTTCGCCCGCACCTGCTGCACCGTGGCGCTCTTGGCCTTGGCCGGTGCCGCCTTGCGGGCGCTGGTGGCCTTGGCCGGTGCCTTGCGGGCGTTGGCCTTGGCGGCGATGGCCTTGCGGGTGGTGGTGGTGCTCATGTGTGGATGCTCCTTGCTGGGTGTGCCCGACACGGTGCCGGGCCAGGACGATTGATCGCTCACCGGGCGCCCGAGATCAAGTCGGCGCCGGGCATTTGGCGGGAATCCTGCGTGAGCACCACCTCCCTGCCGCCCTGGTGGTGGAACGACGCACGACCGAGGCCTGCCCGGTGGTGGGACGGCACCCGGGGGCAGCCCCCCGGCACCCGGTGACCCCGCCCCTGTTCTTCGCCAGGCGATGCCTGCCCACCACGAACGCAGTGATTTTTCGCGCGGGGCGCGAAACCTCCCGAGGCCGGGCGCAACAGGTCGCGGCCGGGCCGCGGGGCGCTGCAGCTCGGCTACGAGCGGGCGCAGGCCGGCGCGGTCAGGATTGACCCGGTGATCGCCGACGACCTGCGTGCCCTGGCGGTGCCGCTGGCGCTGCTCGACGCCCTCGACGGCAACCCGCGCCGGGGCGACGTCGCCGCCGTGGTGCGCAGCTATGAGCGCTTCGGCCAGCGCAAGCCGATCGTGGCCCGGCGCCGAGCTGACGGCCGGGGCGAGGTGACGGCGGGCAACACGCAGCTCGCCGCCGCCCGCGAGCTCGGGTGGGAGGCGCTCGCCGTGGTGTGGGTCGACGACGACGACGACACCGCTCGGGCGTGGGCGCTGGCCGACAACCGCACGAGCGACCTCGGCGTCTATGACGAGGCGGCGCTCCTGGCCTACCTCGAGTCGGTGCGCCTCACCGGCGACGAGGAGCTGCTGGCGGCGACCGGCTACAGCGACGCCGACGTGCTGGCGCTCGCCGCGCGGGCCAAGAGCGGGCGCACCGACCCCGACGACGTGCCCGAGGCGCCCGCGGCGACCCACACGGCGCCGGGCGACCTGTGGCTGTGCGGCGCGCACCGGCTGCTCTGCGGCGACGCGACCGACGAGGTGGCCCGGGCGCTGGTGATGGGCGACGAGCGGGCCACCGTGATCTACACCGACCCGCCCTACGGCGTCGGCTACGCGGGCGGCTCGAAGCGCCAGCACGTGCACCAAGGGGATCGGGCCAAGGGCGCCGCGCTGCAGGCGCTCTACGATGCGCCGTTCGCCGCCGCCGCGCAGCTGGGCGCGGGCGACTGCTGCGTGTGGGTCTGGTACGGCGCGGCGACCGACGGCCAGCGTGCGCTGGAGCGGGCGTGCGACGCGGCGCGGTGGAAGGCGCGCGGCGAGATCGTGTGGGTGAAGAACCACGCCCAGTTCGGGCGCACCTCGCTGGCCCAGCACTACCACGGGTGCCACGAGCCGCTCATGTACTGCTTCCGCCCGGGGCACCCGTGCCAGTGGCACGGCAGCCACGCCGAGACCGACGTGTGGCTGGCCGACCGCTCGGCGCGCAACGACTGGCACCCGACGCAGAAGCCGGTCGAGCTGGGCGAGCGCGTGCTGGCGAACCATTCGACGCCGGGCGAGGTGGTGCTCGACCTCTACGGCGGATCCGGCTCGACGCTGATCGCCGCCGAGCGCACGGGGCGCCTCGCCCGCCTGATCGAGATCGAGCCGGGCTACTGCGACGTGATCTGTCGGCGCTGGCAGGACTACAGCGGGCAGGCGCCCGTGCGCGCCGGGACGAGCGAGCCGGTGGACTTCGGTGCCGCTGCCTGAGCCGCCCGAATGGGTGAGCGACGAGGCCGCAGCGGTGTGGCGCCGCCTGGCGCCCGCGATGGCCATCGACGCAGCGACCGACGCGCTCACCGTCTACTGCTGCGCCGTGGCCGACTACGAGCACGCGCAGCAGACGCTCGACCGCACGGGCGTGGTGGTGCGCGGGGCGCGCGGCGGGCTGGTGCGCAACCCGCTCGTGCTGGTGCGCAACGAGGCGGCGCAGACCATGCGCGGGCTCGCCCCGGTGCTCGGGCTGACCGGCGCGCCGGCGCCGCCCGAGGAGCCGCCAGCGTCGAGCAGCTGGCGCAACCGGGCGGCGACCGAGCGCACCATCGCGGCGCTGCGCGCCGGTGGCCGGCTCGAGGAAACCGACGCGGCGGCGACCGCCCTCGCCCGGCACCTCGCCGCCGCCCTCGACGACACCGACGGGGCGCGCTTCCCAGCGCAGACTGCGAGCCTGGCCCGCGTGCAGCTCGCCACGCTGCGCACACTGAGGGGCATCGATGACGACAGCGGCCACGACCCGGACGTCGGCGACCTGCTCGCCTTCCTGTCCGCCCCGGTGGGCGACACGCCGCAGCCCTGAGCGCCCGACCATCGGCGGGCGCCTGGTGCGCCTCGGCCATGTGATCAACCAGCCGCTCATGCCGTGGCAGCGGCTCGTCGGCGACGTGGCGGGCGAGCTGGAGCCCTCGACCGGGCTGCCCGCCTACCGCGAGGTGCGCGTGACGGTGCCGCGCCAATCCGGCAAGACCACGCTCATCCTCGTGGTCGAAGTCGACCGCTGCGTCGCGTGGGGCCCGGGCCAGCGCGTGCTCTACGCCGCGCAGGACCGAAACAACAGTCGCGCCAAGTGGGAGGAGCAGGGCGAGCTGCTGGCGCGCACGCCGTTGCGTCACGCCTTCCGCATGCGGCGCCAGACCGGGCTGGAGCGGATGCTGTTCCCGGGCACCGGCTCGACCGTCGGCATCACCGCGTCGGGCGAGTCGTCGGGCCACGGCCAAACGCTCGACCTCGGCGTGATCGACGAGGCGTTCGCCCAGCGCGACGAGCGGCTCGTGCAGGGCTTCCGCCCGGCCATGTTGACGCGGCCCGCGGCGCAGCTGTGGATCGTGTCCACGATGGGCAGCGAGGAGTCGGTCTTCCTGCACGACCGCATCGACGACGGCCGCGCCCGGGTGGAAGCCGACGAGCGCAGCGGCGTGGCGTTCTTCGAGTGGTCTGCGGGCGACGACGACGACCCCGACGACCCGGCGACGTGGTGGGGGTGCATGCCCGCCCTCGGCCACACGATCACCGAGCGGGTGATCCAGAGCGACCACGACGCGCTGCCGCCCGACGAATTCTCACGGGCCTACCTGAACCGGCGCACGAGCTCGGGCGCGCCGGTGATCGACGCAGGCACGTGGCAGCGTGCCCGCGACCCGACGAGCCAGCTCGCCGGGATCCCCTGCTTCGCCGTGGACGTGACGCCCGATCGCAGCCACGGCGCGATCGCCGTGGCGGGCTGGCGCCCCGACCACCGGGTGCACGCCGAGGTGGTCGAGCACCGCGCCGGCACGGACTGGATCGTCGAGCGGGTGGCCGAGCTGGAGCGGCGCTGGCACCCGTGGCCCGTCGTGATCGACCCTGCGTCGCCCGCGGGATCCTTGCTGGTGGACCTCGCCAGCCTCGGCGTGCGCACCGAGACGCTCTCGGCGCGGGACTATGCCGCAGCGTGCGCCCAGCTCTACGATTCGGTCGTGACCAGCGAGCCCACCGTGGCGCACCTCGACCAGCCGGTGCTGAACCTCGCAGTCGGCGCGGCGCGCAAGCGGGTGCTGGGCGACGCGTGGGCGTGGGCCCGCAAGGTCGGTGGCGACGTGAGCCCGCTGGTCGCGGTCACACTGGCGCGGTGGGGATTGGTCAAGGCCGGTGACGCGAAGCCGCAGATTCTGTGATCGGCTGGCTGCGCCGGGGCTATGCGCTCGGGCTGCAGCTCTGCGGCGTGGTCGGTGTGGCGGTCGGCTTCGGCCTGTTGACCGAATGGGCGGGCGTCGTCGCGGGCGGGCTGGGCTTGATCGCGCTCGGCGTCGCCGCCGAGCTGGCACCACCACCACCGGGAGGTGAACCGTGAGCGACACGCTACGACCTGATTGGCCCGACGCACCCGTGATGGCGGTCATGGGAGGCGACGACGACGAGGTGAGCAACGACGCGCCCGACGACGGGGGCGCCGCCCTCGACGCCGCGGTCAACGACAAGATCGGGACCGCCCTCGACGCGGTCAACGACGCGCTCGACGCCCAGCGCGGCGACCCGGGCAACGCCACCGACGCGAACGACCAGGCGGTGATGACCGGCCTGATCGGCGTGCAGTCGCGCCTGGGCGACGTGGCGGCGGCGCAGTCGCGTGACATGGGCGAGCCGCCCATGCTCGACGCCGACGTGGCGGCGGCGATGGCGGCGGCGAACAAGCTCACCGCGGCGACCGAGGACTGAGCAGCGCGTGGGCCTGGCGCGCCTGCTGACGCGCAGCGACGTGGCGGCGACGCCGGTCGCCGGGAGCGCCAGCCCGAGCGCCATCGGCCCGCCGCCACCGACCGACACCGGGCCGGGCGGCTGGTACCCGCCGCCGACCGCGGTGCTGCCCGCGCCGAGCGAGCGCACCGCGCTGGCCGTGCCCGCGTTCTGGCGCGGGCACGCGTACGTGTGCGGCGGGATCGGGCTGCTGCCGGTCGGCGCGTTCAGGGACACCGAGGAGCTCGACCCGCAGCCGCCGCTCGTTCGCCAGCCCGACCCCAACCAGACGCCGATGGCGTTTTGGGCGGGCGTCACGTCCGCGCTCACGCTGTACGGCAACTCCATCTGCGTGATCACCGGCACCGACCGCCTCGGCTACCCGACCAGCCTCTACCCGGTGCATCCGCTCTACGCCGCGGTCAGGTTCGCGGGCAATCCGTCGGACCCGCTCATCGCTGGCTGGTACCTCGCCGGGCACTTCTACGACCCGAGCCAGGTGTGGCACGTGAAGAGCCACCTCGGCCGACCGGGCTGGCCGCTCGGGCGCGGGCTACTCGACGCGGTGCCCGACGGGATCGCGCTGGCGGGCGCGGTGCAGGGCTACGCCGAAACCTATTTCGCGAGCGGCGGCATGCCGACGGGCGTGCTCAAGATCCACCGGCCCGAGATCACCCAAGACCAGGCCGACACGGCCAAGACGAATTGGGTGGCGAAGTACGCGGGCACGAACAGTGTGGCCGTGCTGAACGAGCTGACCGACTTCACGCCTATCGCGTACAAGCCGGTCGACTCGCAGATGATCGAGTCGCGCGCGCTGACGCTGACCGACGTTGCGCTCATGTGGGGGCTGCCGCCCACCAAGCTCGGCTCCAACGTCGGCGGCTCGACGTACAAGAACGCCGAAATGGAAGAGATCCAGGCGCGCAACGACGCGCTGCAGCCGTGGGCGAGCCTGTTGGAACAGGCCGTGTCGATCAACCTGTTGCCACGAGGCCAGCACGCCGAATGGAACATGGACGCCAAGCTGCGCGCCGACACGCTCACGCGGTACCAGGCCTACCAGTTCGCGCTCGGTGGGCCCGGCCCGGCGAGCCAGTGGATGCTGGTCGACGAGGTGCGCGGGTTGGAGAACCTCGACGCGATGGCGGCGGCGCTCGACGACGCCGGGGCGCAGGCGACGCTGGCCGAGCAGGGCGGCGACTCCGACGTCGAGCCCGTCGTCGGCCCGACGAGCGGCGGGCCCGGCACGGGCAACACGACCGAGCAGCTCGCGCCAGCGTCGCCGAACGGGTCGATCCCCACGACGTTCTATCCCGCGCCCGAGCAGGGCATGCCGCTCGGCACGACAGGAGGTTGACTCATGGCCGAATGGGACACCAGCTACGTGAACGATCTGCCCGATGCGGCGTTCCTCTTGATCGCCCCGGGCGGTCACAAGGACGCGGAGGGAAAGACGGTGCCGCGCGATCTGCGCTTCTTCCCGGTGCGCGACGCCACCGGCAAGATCGACCTGCCGCACGTGCGCAACGCGCTCGCCCGCATCTCCCAAGCCACGCAGCTC